CGCCCATTGGACGCCCGGTTCTGTGTTGATTCAGGTATTACTTCTTAACCTGAATGCTAATCTCCTTATTCAGGGGCTTATTGCCGTCCTCGCCCTTAGTGTCAACATTCACGCCGAGAGTGAGGAATGCCTCAGGCTCATCCGGTCCGATAGTAAGAACACCGTCATTAGAAATCTTCGTTCCCTTAGACTTAGCGTTCTTGAGGTACCAATCGGTGGCGTAACCCTTATTAGCGGGCGCCGTCTTCCACTGAATAGACGCCTGACGAACCGCCCCGGGCGGCATGATCGTCGACTGAGTACCATCCGGCCTAGCCACAAGCAGAGAAGTAATCGCGGCATTAGTCTCAGCCTTAGGCGTCACCACAACCGTATTCGGCTTAGTGCCGAACGCAATAGCCGGTGTGAACGGCGAAGCGCTCATAACCGACCAGTGATGCAGCCAGAAATTGTCGTAAAGGCCCTCGGGGTTAGAGATGCTCCGGTTCTCAAGAAGAATATCCTTAATCACGAAGAACTGCTTACTGGTCAAAATAGCCGACGTATCGGCCATCCCCAGCGCCTCACCCGGGACCGTGATGATGTGAGACGGCGCCTCAGCATCGCTCCGGTTAAACGCGGCGGACAGAGACGTCACATCGACGTTCGCCTTAAACTCAGGCGTCGCAATAAGCACTAGGTCCTCGGGGCGAGCGAACGAGTGAACGGCTGCACTGTTAAATGCAGGTGTCGGATACTGCATCTTATTCGCAGCAACCCTAAGCGCCTTAAGTGCAGCGTCAACCTTAGCCTTATCCGACTCGAACGAATTCATATCGGAAATCTGCATCCGATAGAACCCGAACTTGTCGTCGAAGGTCTTGAACAACTTCGTCATGCTAAGGAACTCAGACCACTGGTCAGACGAAGCGGCCACGGCCATAATCTGAGAAATCATCTCAGAAAGACCGTTGTCCGAAAGAAAAGCCCGACGAAGCACATCACGATTAACCGTGATCTTAAACTTCTCCTTGCGGTTAATCGTATGGAACGCAGACTTAGAAGGCGGCGGGGCCTGCCCGAACACGTCGCGCTCAAGGTAGTCGCGCTGCTCCTCGTAAATGGTCGGCTTAATGAAGTCAAGGTGAACTTCCTCAATAGTGTCACCAAAATTCATCATGCCCTGCTTGAATACCGCAAGCGGGTTCTTCCACAAAATATCACGAACAATCGTGGAGCCGATACGGTTAACCAGCGATGACATGAATTCGTTGCGAGTAATATTGTCAGACATGATTCCCGCAATCGTCTCCTGAATGTTCGCCTTAGTGGCCTCAGGAACCATATTCTGGTAATCATAACGCGCATCGCTACGAATAGCATTAAGAATATCGATATTTGAAGTGTCGTCACGCAACTGCGGCATAATCAATTCCCCTTAAAAAGTTCGCTAATCGACTTAGGCTTCCAATTAGAATCCGGAACCTTATCGTTTCCGGAATCGCTACTAGAAAACAATCCCGAAAGTCCAGCCAGGGTCTTTCCAGTACTCGCCGCGGCTTTCCTGTCAATCCCCATACCATCAACTATAGCATTCCCCGCGTCCTTAGCGGCCGCTCCCCCGAGATCAAGGGCCGCGCCACCAACGTCACCCACGCCCTTGAGCACCGCCTTGGCGTCATCCTTAGTGCTCTCAGCCGCCTGTTTCACATCATCCAAGGACATTTCCTTAGATGCAGGAACATCATCCCCAGCAAACGGGTTACCCGTCTCCCTATCTGTGGGGGTTAGTTGCTCACCAAGGCGATTCTCAAGTTCAGCCTGCAACGCGGAAACCTTCTCACCGAAAACATCCGTGAGATGTTTCCAAGCCGCCTTGGTGTCCTTGAAATGGTCAACGTCGGCCGGGTCCTTCGGGGCTCCCTCAAGCATGTTCCCATCGTCGGGGGAGACGGCTTTCTTGTCGCCGTCACTATCGCCCGGGTCAAAGACGTCATTGCCGGTCATCCCCGATTCCTCACGCTGCTGCGGCGTGAGGTCCTTGGCCGCCTTGTTCCGTGTCTGGGCGTCATCCATGGACTGCTGCGGATC